CCTTTGATTTACTTCACGCTGGCCATATTGCCATGCTTAGAGAAGCAAAGTCGAAATGTGATTATCTAATCTGTGCGCTACAAGTGGATCCAAGTGTTGATCGTACAGAAAAAAATGCCCCCGTTCAGAGTATTGTTGAGCGGCAAGCACAACTTGCTGCAGTTAAATATGTAGATGAGGTACTAGTATACTGTACAGAGACCGATTTACTTGATATAATAAACATGTACCCTGTTACTGTTAGAATTCTTGGCGAAGAGTATCGTCAAAAGGATTTTACTGGTAAAGATGAATGTCGCAACCGTGGCATTGAACTCTACTTTAATAAACGTGATCATAGGTTCTCATCCAGTGATCTGAGGAAACGTGTGGCGCAAAAAGAATTATGAATCCATTTGAATATGTAAATGCTATTAACTATAGTAAAGAAAAATTAATTGTAGATGACTTAACCGAAAAGGCCTATAATGGCTATATGGTCAATAGGTCACTATCTTATTTCCCCGACACCGTCCTTGCTGCTAATGAAATGAATGTCAATCACCAACTTGACAAGAAAATGCAGTTTGACTTTCTTATAAATATTATTAGAAAACGAAAGCGCTTTTCAAAATGGGAAAAGAAAAAAGCTGACGGTGATGTGGATGTAGTCAAAGAGTATTATGGTTATAACGATTTAAAAGCTCGTCAAGTACTTGGTCTTCTATCACCTGAACAATTAGAACAATTATATAAAAAGGTGAACAAAGGTGGAAGAAAGTAATTTGATTGAATGGACACCCAACTCAATGTTGGAGGTCACCTTAAATGAACCGGACGATTTTTTAAAGATCCGGGAAACCCTAACTCGTATTGGTGTAGCATCTCGTAAGGATAGAAAACTATATCAGTCATGTCACATACTGCACAAGCAGGGTAGATATTTTATAGTTCATTTTAAAGAACTATTTCTACTTGATGGCAAAAAATCCAATTTAGAGGAAAATGATATTGCTCGTAGGAATACAATCGCCACATTGATGAGCGACTGGGGCCTGTTAACTATTGAGCAAGTAAATCAGGCGCAACCTATTGCACCTCTCCGACAAATTAAAATCATTCCTTATAAAGAAAAGAACGAATGGGAATTGTGTCCAAAATATAACATTGGAAACAAGCCTCATTAAAGAACCCACCTTAGGGCCGTTGTAATGCAAACGGTAAAAAAGCATTCGAACAATTGGACTGGCACTCGTTAGTTGTCCCTGTATAAAGTAAGCAGGATATAAATAGAATTGGGTGCCGAATACTCGGGCCCATAACTACAACCTTGCTTTTATTAGGAGGTCATAATCATGACACATTTTAAGTTACCACGCTCAGCGTTTATTGGCTTTGATAACATCTTTGATGAGTTGGATAAATTATCCAATCAATCAACGGGTGATAATTATCCGCCACATAATATCCTTAAACTTACCGATAACAAATATGCAATTGAACTTGCTGTTGTAGGGTTCAAAGAGAGTGATCTCGAGCTCAATCAACAGGATGGTATTTTGCATGTTACAGGTGATAAGTCCAGTAAATATTTACCGACTGATTACTTGCATCGGGGAATTTCAGGAAGATCTTTCAAGCGTTCCTTTCGACTGTCTGAACACGTAGAAGTAAAAGGAGCTAATCTAAGGGACGGACTGCTTGTCATCGAACTAGAAAGAGTCATCCCAGACGAAAAGCGTCCACGTACGATTCCTATTAATCAATTCGTGGAGAACACACATGACACAAATCAAAAAAATCCTCAGTTTCTTTCAGAAAATGGGACTCAGCATGCTTGACAGCATGATTGAAGCCCGCCAACGACAGGTCGAAGCCTATTTGGCCCGCTCTGTTGACCTGGCTGACTTGGAGAGACGTCAGAGAGAAATTCAAAAAGCCGGTGTCGGCCAGTTGAAGTATTAATATATAATATTATGAGTTGAGGAGCATCTCATACAAAACAAAAGCTCCGCCATTCACTTAACACAACACACATAGGAGAACTAATATGTTCACACCCAACTTTTACATCGATCAGTTTCAAGCAACAAAGAAAATTGTTGCAGATCAAATCTTCAAAGATCAACCTGAGTTACAAGAAGTAGCAGTCAAATTTGTTGACACACAAACAGCGTTTGCCAAGATGCTTGTTGAGAACACTGTTACCGTTAACAAATTATTTTGGGATAAGGCAACTGCTTTGTCACCCACCAAAGTTAAATAATGGAGAATATTATGAGCAATAAAAACCCCTTTGAAATTCGTGCAGAGATGCTCCAAATGGCTAAAGACTATATGGACCAACAATGGCATATGAACGTGGATTTTACAAAACAGTTGTTTGAAAAGAATATGAAAACAGTTGGTGAAATGGAAGCTGCGTTAAAACCTTATTCCACAGAAGAGTTAATGAAGAAAGCATCAGAGATGTATTCCTTCGTCTCTAAGAAGGATTAAGAACAAAAAAAGGGCCTTCGGGCCCTATTTACATTGTCTCAGTTTTGTGATATAATGTACTATTAAATTATGGAGTGAAAAATGTCAGATATTCAAATCGTTCGTCTAACTTCAGGCGAAGAACTCATTGCAGATGTCACCATACAGACAGACGGATACCTTCTATCCGATGTTGCAATCCTAATCCCAACCCAACAAAATCAACTAGGCCTTGCCCCATTCATGGCGTATGGTGTACCTAAGGATGGTATCTTCTTTAAGAATGAGCATATCATGTTTCTTATAGAACCCGTCGACGGTCTTCGTCAGCAATATCAAACTATGTTTGGAAAAGTAATCACACCTACTACTAGTATTATTTCGTGATATACAGCTCTTGTATTTTGTGTTATAATATTAGAAAATAAGGAGTAAGATGTCTTTTTACACGTCAGTTTTTCGTTATGGTAACAATATCCTATTCCGTGGATATGATGACCAAGGCCGTCGTTACCAGCGTAAAGAACCATTCCAACCCACGTACTATGTGCCCTCACAGAAAGACGTAGGTTGGCGTGGTCTCGATGGTGCTATCATTGGTCCCATCAAACTTGAGAGTATGCGTGAGGGCAAGGAATGGATGGAGAAGTACAAGGATGTTTCCGGCTTCAACATCTATGGCAACCCTAATCAAATTCACCAGTTCATCTCAGAGAAATTTCCAGGCGATATCAAATTTGACCGTGATCGGATTAACGTAACCACAATCGATATTGAGACTGCATACGATGATGGGTTTCCACACCCCAGTAAGGCAGAGAACGAAGTATTGGCTATTACTATTAAAAACAATATTGATGGCATGTATTACGTTTGGGGTTATGGTGATTACGACACAGAGAAGGCGCTCATCAAACCAGTGCGGTACACTAAGTGCTCATCTGAGGCAGAGTTGTTCAAATCATTCCTCACACACTGGCAAGCACCACAGTTCTCACCTGATGTGATTACTGGTTGGAATGCACGATTCTTTGATATGCCTTATCTGGTCAACCGAGTGAAAAAGATCCTTGGCGAGGATTGGGCTAAGAAATTCTCTCCGTGGGGTATGCTGAATTACCGACAAGTGACTCGGATGAACAAAGTCGATGACACCTATAACATTGAGGGTATTCAGACTCTGGATTACTTAGAGCTCTTTCAGAAGTTTGGTTACTCCTACGGCAATCAAGAGTCCTACAAACTAAATCACATCGCCTATGTTGTACTTGGTGATACTAAGCTTTCGTTCGAGGAATCAGGTTCTCTTAAAAATCTCTACAAGGATGATTACCAAAAGTACATTGACTATAACATGAAGGACGTGGAACTTGTAGATCGGCTTGAGGATAAGATGGGTCTTATTACCCTTGCCATGACCATGGCGTATAAGGGTGGTGTGAACTACCAGGACACATTTGGTGTTACGGCGATTTGGGAATCCATTATCTACCGTAAGCTCAAGTCACAAAACGTCATGCCATCACTCGGCGACGGTAATCACCATAAGACTGCCTTTGCTGGTGGATATGTCAAGGACCCCAAAGTCGGACTTCACAACTGGGTTGTATCCTTTGACTTGAACTCACTCTATCCAAACATTATTGTGCAGAACAATATGTCACCCGAGACAGTGACTGATAAATTCGTTAAATCTGGTGTTGAATATTATTTGGATGGCAACAAGGCAGATGTTGAGGACTATGCCGCAGCAGCGAATGGATCCACATACCGTAAGGACATTGATGGTGTTGTTCCTGGTATCATTATA